GGATAAAAATCAACCACAACAGGAGTAATACATTATGGACCAAACGCTAGAGCTATTATTGTCTCGAATAGATGATCAGCGCAAAACAGTATTAATAAATTTAGGAGACGGAGCAGCAAAAGATTTTGCTTCGTACCAAAATATGACAGGATATATACGAGGTCTATCCGTCGCAGAAAGTATCATTAAAGACCTTGCACAAAGAATGGAGACATATGACGATGAGTGACATACTCACAATGAATAAAGATTTGGTAGATGCATCTGGTCGACCGATCAATATTCCAGTAATAAACGAAGTAAAAGCGGAAGAAATTCCGATTGAAGAAAGAGGTTTGCAATTACCAGAACCACAAGGTTATAGAATTTTATGTGCTATTCCTGAAGCTGCGGATACATATGAAAGTGGTTTAGTAAAAGCAGGTCAAACAAAACACATTGAAGAACATTCCACTGTAGTTTTATTTGTAGTGAAAATGGGAAACATGTGTTACAAAGACGAGTCAAGATTTCCGACTGGTCCATGGTGTAAAGAGGGTGATTTTATTTTGACACGTGCATACGCAGGTACTAGATTTAAAATCCACGGAAGAGAATTCCGCATTATTAACGACGATACAGTCGAAGGGGTCGTTCAAGATCCTAGAGGCTATACTCGCGCATAGGAGAAAATTATGGCTGAAGTAAAAGAAGACGGTATTATATTTGAATATCCAGATGATGACGATATACCAGCGGCTAAAACTGCTGATGCAGAACCAGAAGTAAAAGCAAAAGCTGAACCTAAAGAGGTTAAGGTAGATGCTAAGGTTAGTGATATTGATCTTGAAATAGAAGACGATACTCCTCCTGAAGATAAAGGTAAAGAACCATTACCTAAAGAAAAAGTAGAAGAATTAGAAAATGATACGCTTGAAGATTATTCTGAGCGTGTTAAACAACGTATGGCTCAGCTTAAAAAAGTTTGGCATGACGAAAGACGTGCTAAAGAAGCTGCAGACCGTGAACGTGAAGAAGCAATTAAATATGCTAAACAGATTGCTGAAGAAAATAAAAAATTAAAAACAACATTAAGTTCTGGTGAAGAAGAATATATTAAAGCGGTAAGTAGTTCTTTAGAAAACCAACTTATGTTAGCTAAACGAGATTATCGTGAAGCTTATGATTCAGGTGATTCTGAAAAGATAATTGAGGCTCAGGCTAAGATGAACGATGCTCAAATGCGTTTGTCTCAAATTAAGCAATATCAACCTCAGTATAAAAACACTTTACAAGAACCTGAAAAAGATGTATATATACAGGAAAACAAAACTCAAATCCCCAAACCCGATTCTAAAGCTTTAAATTGGCAAGAAAAGAATGATTGGTTTGGTAAAGATGAGGAAATGACTAGCTTAGCGCTTGGTCTACATGAAAAATTAGTTAGAAGCGGAATAGATCCTTCTTCTGATGAATATTACCGTCGTATTGATACTACGATGCAAAAACGATTCCCAGAATACTTTGGGGATGCAACGCTGGACGAGGAAACACCCGCCCCGCGCACTAAACCTTCGACTGTAGTTGCTCCGGCAACGCGTAGCACCGCGCCTAAAAAAGTGAAACTGACGAAGACTCAGGTGGCGTTAGCCAAAAAATTTGGTATAACACCGGAACAATATGCAAGAGAAACTTTAAAATTGGAGAATGCAAATGGATAATAGACAAAATCGTGAACAAGAAGTAAGAAGTGAATTTCAAAGAGCAGATAGCTGGAAACCTGCATCATTACTACCTGAATTTAATAAGGTACCTGGTTGGGCATATCGCTGGATTCGTACTAGCTTACTAAACGATGCTGACAATCTAAATGTTTCTGCAAGAATGCGTGAAGGATGGGAACCCGTTAAACTAGCGGACCACCCTGAAATGAAAGTAATGGTAGACCAAAATGCTCGTTTTAAAGACGGTATTGAAATTGGTGGATTATTACTATGCAAGATCCCTCAAGAGTTTGTTGATCAACGTAAGGCGCATTACGAGAATATCGCTAAACAGCAAGCCGAAGCAGTTGATAACAGCTTTATGAAACAAAATGATCCCCGTATGCCACTCTTTTCAGAGAAAAAATCTGAAGTTAAGTTTGGTAAAGGGTAATTAAAATAAATATTAGGAGATAATTATGGCGTATCCAACCGTAAGTGCTCCATATGGCTTTGTTCCACTAAACCGTTTTGATGGCTTACCATATGCAGGTGCAACTCAATTGTACCCTGTAACAAGTGGTCAAGCAGTATACAACGGACAAGTGGTTCAATTTGTCAATGGTGGTACAATTTCACCTATTGCAGACATTCATGCGGCTATTAATACCGTTGGTGTTTGTGTAGGTGTGCAATACAAAAATTCATCTGGTCAAACAGTACAAGCTCAATATGCTCCAGCATCTGGTGTGTCTGAAGTATATGCTTATGTTGTTAATGATCCAGCTGCTGTATTTAAAGTAGCAGTGACAGGTAATAATCAAACTATTACCCCAATTGCTGGTACATGCTTAAATACAAACGTACAAGGTGTAACAGGTACAGGTTCTGCTACAACAGGTGATATTAATTCATCTATTGATGGTGGCACAGCTAACAGTACAGCTGCACACCCATTCCGTATTGTTGGTCTTGTCGAAGAATCTAAAACTACTGCAGGTTTATACTCAGAAGTTTTAGTAAAAATCAACGGCACATCACATCAACAAGTTTCAACAACTGGCACAACAACTTAAGGAGAATAAGACATGGCAATTTCACGCGCACAGCTCCTTAAGGAGCTATTACCAGGCCTTAACGCACTATTCGGTCTCGAATACAAACGTTATGGTGAAGAACATAAAGAAATTTATGAAACAGAAACTTCAGAACGTAGTTTTGAAGAAGAAACAAAACTTTCAGGTTTCTCAGCAGCACCAGTCAAAAACGAAGGCTCAGCAATCGCTTATGACAATGCTCAAGAAGCTTGGACAGCTCGATACAATCATCAAACTATCGCTCTTGGCTTCAGCTTAACTGAAGAAGCTGTAGAAGATAACTTGTATGACACATTATCAGCACGTTACACAAAAGCTTTAGCTCGCGCTATGGCATACACAAAACAAGTTAAGGCTGCTGCAGTACTTAATAATGGTTTCACTAACTCTGCTGCTTATTATGGCGGTGATGGTGTTCCACTATTTGCTACTAATCACCCACTTGTTGACGGTGGTACAAACAGCAATACTCAATCAACTGCAACTGACTTGAATGAAACAGCATTGGAAAATGCAGTAATTCAAATCGCTGCATGGACTGATGAACGTGGTCTATTGATTGCTGCTCAACCACGTAAGTTGATTGTTGCTCCAGGTAATCAATTCGTTGCAACTCGTTTGCTCGAAACTGAATTACGTGTAGCTACAGCTGACAACGACATCAACGCTATTAAGAATAATGGTTCAATCCCAGAAGGTTATACAATTAACCACTTCTTAACAGACAGCGATGCGTACTTCTTAACAACTGATGTTCCTAATGGCATGAAGCACTTTGTGCGTACACCATTATCAACATCTATGGATGGCGACTTCGACACAGGTAACGTACGTTACAAAGCTCGTGAGCGTTATTCATTTGGTTGGTCAGATCCTCTCGGTATGTGGGGTTCACAAGGCGCTGCTTAATCAGCTCTTGTCACGTACTACTAAGGCCCTTGCTTAAAACGCAGGGGCTTTTTTCATGGTTTTCTTGATGTTTGTTTTCATTCAATTTGAAATAATGCAGTTGTAGAGTGAAAACTCTATATAACTTAAGGAGAAATATTATGTGGACAAAACCAGCAGCAACAGAAATGAGATTTGGCTTTGAAGTAACTATGTACGTAATGAATAAATAATGATTATCGTAACTGATTGTTATTAAATTAAGGGGCTTCGGCCCCTTTTTTTATGCTATAATGCTTGCAAATCATACCAATTCAGGTATTATTTGGGAATCCGGGTTACCCGGCTTATCAGACTGTCCCGGCAGACGCATACAAGACGGATAAGCTTAACTTTGTATGAAGGAAAAATATCATGGCAAGAACTACGTTTAGCGGACCAGTTGCGTCCGACAATGGGTTTATTGGCGGTACATCTGCTAACCCAATCACAGTAACAACAGCTCAAAACATCTCAAGTTTTTACGGTTCTACATCTGCAACATCAGGTGATACACGTTTAAACTATTCAAGATTAACATTCACTGGTGCTGGTGCAGGTGAAACATTAAGAGCTTTCTCAGTAGTAACTGCAGCACAAGGTGCAGGTCAAACAACTAATGGTGCTCACATTTCTATGTCTGTAAACACAGGCGGTTCTATTTCAGGTGCAGGTAATGCTTTACGTGCTACTTTAGGTTTAGCAGCTGGTGTTACATCTGGCGGCACTGTTGCAGCTATTCAAGCTGATTCTGATGTTGGTGCAGCTGCTGTATTACCATCAAATGCGGCGTGGATTAGATTTACCAATAGCGGAGCAGGTACAGGTTTTTCACAACTATTTAATGTACCAGCAGCTATGGTAAACAATGCTGTTGCTGCATCAGCAACTAAAACTATTAAGATTGTTGACTCAGCAGGTACTCCTTATTGGATTCTTGTTTCAGCAGCAGCTTAATAAATGGAAATAACAAAAGAGTTTCTTTTGTCTGAGATTAAGCGCCTTGAGAATGAACGTAATCAAGCATCAAGTTTTGTTACAGCTTCTCAAGGTGCCATCGATGCATATACTGCATTAGTGGAAAGACTTGACGCAAAAGAACAAGGAGAATAATTATGATGCAAACGGATGTAAAAGCAGCAACGCTAGCTGATACAGGATCAATAGGAATACCAACTAGACTTAAAGGTTTAGTTATTTCATACACTGCTGGTACCGGATCTGTAATTTTAAAAGATGGTGGTTCTGGTGGTACAACTCGATTTTCATTTACTGCTCCTGCAACAACTGACGGTGCTATTAATGTACTCATTCCTGGTGAAGGTATTAGGTTTGACACATCTATTTATGGCGCTATTACTGATGCAACAGTAACAGTATTTTATGGCTAAAAAAGGCGTATCGCTATCGATTGGACGCGGTGAGAAGCTCCCTGTATCTAAAGGTGCAGGTCTTACTGCCAAAGGTCGTGCTAAATATAATCGTGCTACTGGATCTAATTTAAAAGCACCTCAACCCCAAGGTGGCCCTCGCAAAAAGTCATTCTGTGCAAGAATGTCAGGTATGCCTGGTCCTATGAAAGATGAAAAAGGTAGACCAACACGTAAGGCTGCCGCATTGAAAAGGTGGAAATGCTCATGATTAAACAAATTGAAAACATTAACGAACACACTAAGCATTGGATTGATACAGCATCTATTGCTACAGTATTAGGGACTATAATGAATTGGCTACCTGCAGTTGCTGCAATATTTTCTATAGTATGGACTTCGATTCGTATTTATGAAACTAAAACAGTACAAAACTGGTTAAAACGAGGTAAATAAAATGAAAGCTTTTATTGATCGTGTATTTAAAAAAAGGAAACAAAATGCTGAAGAAGTTATTAAACAAGTGGAAGAACAAGTTATTGAACAGCCTATTGCACAAGTTGAATCAATTAAAGAGCAAGCTTCACAAGCTTCGATAGTAGCAATAGCACTAGATCATACCGATAGAAAGGATGATTAAATGCCTAGCAAATCCAAAGCACAACATAATTTAATGGCATTAGTTGCAAACAATCCAAAAGCTGCAAAGCGATTAGGCATACCAAAATCAGTAGGAGAAGATTATATGAAAGCAGATAAAGGCAAAAAATTTAAAGAAGGCGGGGCTCTTAAAGAAGTTGATTCTAGTGAGAATCCTGGTTTATCAAAATTACCAACGGAGGTTAGAAATAAAATGGGCTACATGAAAAAAGGCGGCATGGCTAAAAAATATGCAAAGGGTGGATGTGCAACTAAATCAGATGCAAAAATGATTGCTAAAAAAGAAGTTAAAGGTCATGAATCATCAATGCACAAAATGAAAAAAGGTGGTATGGCTAAAGGTTATGCTAAAGGTGGCATCATTGAAAAAGGTACAGGTGAAAAATACAAGTCTAAAGCTGCTATGATGAAACATGAAAAGAAAGAAACTAAAGCAGAAGAAATGAAAGAACACGGCATGAAAAAGGGTGGTATGTGTGGTGGTAAATATGCACGTGGCGGTGGTATTGAGAAAAAAGGTAAAACAAAAGGTCGTATTATTTAAGGAGTTATCATGGCTAGAAGAATAAAATATGTAAATAATAAACCTACGTTTGTAGACGAAGACACTAAAGATGATGGTAAATTAAGAATTGGTGGTAAAACTATAAATGAACTTTTGGCCATGGGTAGTAAATCACGACCAACAGGAAACATAGCTTCACGTGTAGATTTTAGCGATGATAAAATAGGTCCTAAATTTAAAGATAATATAAAACCTGTTAAAAAAATTACTAAAGAAAAAGTATCTGTTGAAACTCCTTCTGGCAATATAGGCAGCGTTGATAGGACTGCTGATGTTATTGGTCCTGATATGTCTAAAGTAATTAAAGAAGCTGCTATGCCTAAACCAGCAAGAGAGTTTACAGCTATGGAAATGGCTCAAAACTTAATGTCACCTGGCTACAATAAGAAAAAAGGTGGAATGATTAAAACTAAAAAAATGGCTAAAGGTGGTTCAGTATCTTCAGCTTCTAAACGTGCAGACGGTTGTGCTACAAAAGGTAAAACAAAAGGAAGGATCATATAATGGCTAAAGAAGATTATTTAGAAGGTTATGGTCAGGGACTTAAACGAGGCAAAGAAGGTCCGATTATGGGATCTATTAATAAAGCTTTAGACAAAGCTCTTGGCAATCCTCACGAAAGTGCTAAACGTGGCTTGGATCAAGGTTATGATGAAATGAAAAAAGCTAAAAAAATGGAAGCTAACAAAGATAAAATAATTAACAAAACAGATAAAGAAGTTAAAAAGTTTGATGAGAACTATAAAAAAGGTGGCAAAGTAAAATGTATGTCTAAAGGTGGATCGGCTTCTAAACGTGCAGATGGTTGTGCTACAAAAGGTAAAACTAAAGGTAGAATTATTTAAGGAGCCCTCATGGGTGGTGCAGTAAGTTCTGTTGGTAAAATATTTGATCCGATTACTACGGTAGCTAGTAGTATTCCTGTTGTAGGACCTATAGCAGGCCCAGTTGCAGGTTATATTACTGGTGGTCCTATGGGAGCTGCTAAAGTTATTGCTGGTACTGCTATTA